ACTTCAGCATCAGTTAATCCTAATGCTTTTAATTTAGATTTAGCAGTTGCTTTGTCGTTAATTTTTTTAGTTTCTGCGTCTTTAATTTCTTGTTCAACAGTTGGTATCATAGCCTCAATATCTTCTTTTGATATTGGTGTAGTATTTTTTAACCACTCAATTTGACAGTTATCAATATCGTCTCCTATAACATTAACTTCTGCACTAGGATTTATTTTAAGTATTGCTTCTATAATCATTATCCAGATACCTCCATTAATGTTAGTGAACCAATTCTCTCTGATAAACTGTTATTATCATTTCTAGCATTTATTTTAAGTGTTCCTCCACTACCACTTAAAACCTGTAATTTATAAGTTAATGCACTTGAACTATTTGGAGCATCAAGATAATTAATTCCAAAATGTCCAAATCCTGTACCATTTTGATTATGAGCTAACCAAACATTGCCTAAAGTATTAACAGGGTCACCTAACGCTATAACATCAGTGTTTCTTAATAATTGACAAGAATTTACAACCGATGCACTATTTCCATACATAAAATTTAATAAAACTAATATTTTATTAGAAGTTGAAGATGGAGTTATAGAAAGTGAAAATCCAGTAGCATCAACAAAAGAAGTAGATGTAGTAGAAAATACTGTATCTGTTTGAGTTCCAATAACTTGTAAAACTTTACCAGAACTTAATTTAGAACTTGAAACAGCACCATCAACTAATTGACTTGTGCCAACAGATGCGTTTGGTGGATTTACAGTTTGTACAGCTTTACCTAAAAACACACAGTACATATCATCTCCAACAGATGTAGCTTCTGTTAGTGTTAATGTAGTACCTGATGCAGAGTAACTAGCTGTAGGCTCTTGTCGAACAAAATTGATAAATAATGCTAACTCATTTGCGTTGGCAACAGGGTGGTCTAAAGAATAATTTGTAGTCGCTGATACAGTAAAGTCTTGCTTAGAGAATGATGTGTAAGCTAGTGCTGGTGCGTTGCCCAAATATCCCATTACGATACATCTGTTAAAAGTTGTAAGTGAACATCAGCGTGACCAGAAGCATTATCTGATTGTGCTTGAATTTTATCAGAAGTTTGTAAAACTATTTTAGGAAGTTCAATAGATGAACCTGTTGGTAAAGGTACATTTTCAAATATAAATTTAGAAGCATTTGCAGAAGCATCATGTTTTTTTAAACTAACTAAAATAGAAGTTGTTGTTGTATTTGAAATAGTTCCAGCAATAACAAGTGATTTATTACTAGCTGTAAAAATATCTGTTAAGTTTGCGTTTGTTAAACTTGCTTGTGAATCATTAAAATTATTAGCCATATTTTATCCTTTTACCCTAAAGCGATTGCAAATGGAATAGCACTTGGGTCAGTTTCTGTAATAGAAACACCACTAGGAAGTGTTATTGCGTTGGTTGATGTATTTACTGAAAATAATGTTAGATCATCTGAACCATCAAATAATTTCATAGCAATAGTGTTTGTTGCTGAATTATCTAACCAAATAGTTCCAGCTACAGCAGATGCTGGTCTTGAGCCACCTAAGTGACCTGTATTAATTGCATTTAAACTACTGTTTAATGTTGTTCTAAAAGTTGCGAATGTTTGGTTATCTATCGCTATTTGTGATACTTGTGACATAAATTATCCTGTTCCTTTCGCTTGGAAATCAAACGTTCTGTTAATACTTGTACCAGAGGAATTAAAAAATTCAATAGTAAATGCTGTTGTGCTTTTATTTGTTATCGTGAAAAAATCTCCTGTTGCCATGTTTTGACCACTAATTATTATTGCTGGGTTTAATCTAAATGCACTAGAATATGTAATAGTTTTGCCACCTGTACCACTAACAACATCTGCACCTGATTCTAATTTTTCTTTTAAACTAGCTGTAACTGAAAGTGTGTTTACTAAAGTTCTTGAATCTTGATCAGCAGAAGTAAATAAAACTTTAAATTTAAAATAACGACCTGAAAATTCTCCTGTTGTAAAGTTTTGAAAAGCACTAAAGGTTGTATTATCATCACTTGTTGATATTTGTAATATTGTGTTACTATTCTGAACTGTCTTACCATCAAAAGGGTCAGGAGAACCACTATCTATATTTGTTGAACTACTTGGTCGTCCAGCATCAATGTAATTTGCAACATCTTCTACAATCTGTAAAACATTAGATTCAAACTTAGCTTTAAATATTGCTGGTAATGTAATTGTATTATTAAATTCATAAGTTCCTGAACTTTGAACAGATGTTGATGCTACTCCTAATGTTCCTGTTGCAGTTAAACCTAAATGATTAACTGAATTTTTTTGAACTACTTCTACATTTGTTTTACTTCCAGAAAATGCTGTGTGTTCGTTAATAGTTGTTTCTATCGTGTAATTAACTGTTTCTATACTTGAAACAATTAAAGTCTCAATAAGTGATTGGTTTCCTCTTTTATCTTCTGCTTTGATTAAATAAGTACCACTAGAAAAAGGAACTGTAACAGTAGTTGCTGGTCTTCCAATTTTATCTATTATATTTTTAGAATTAATCCATGTAGCACCTGTAGTGTTAGCATTGTGTTTAATAACATAATAAGACAAATCTAAATCAGTTACTGCGTTCCAACTTAATATTGCTTGATCGCCCACTACATTAATTGAAAAGTTTTGAACATTACTAGGTGGTGCAGATTGACCAACTACTGTATGTGTTGCTGTAATATAGTCTGATCTAACACCAGCTGTATTAACATATCTAACTCTAACAAAATATTGAGTATCATCTTTAACATTTAAAACCTCAAATCTCGATTGTTTGCCTGAGCCTACTTCTGTAAATGTTTGGTTGTCCTCAGATATTTCTACTTCAAAATAATCAAAAAATGCGTCTGGTGGGTCTAACTCTGTACCATCACCAGCCAATCCTTGAGATTGATCTAAAAGTAAAACATCAATTAATAATTTAGTAATAATAACACCATCATTATAAGCAACGATAGTATCTGACACAGTTAAAAAATTACTAAGTTCTGATAAATTTATTGTTGAAAAAGGGTCAGGTAAAGTTGTTGTAGGTGTAGATGAAACTTGTCCTTTAGAAGTCCATGTGTAATGTGAGTTTTGATGCTCTACTAAATTTAAACTAATTGTATAATCTTCATTAAATGTAATTGATAGAACTCTAAAATTTTTAGCAGAAAAACCAAGTGAACTATGTGTTATGCCTACTATATCTCCAATCGCTAAATCGTATGCGTTAAAGTCTGCTGTAATTTGTAATACCAATGCTTCTCTTGATCTTCTTAAAATAATTTCTGCCATTTCTTCTGCTTGATATGTTGAGGTTAATGACGGAAACTCAAAACGACCCTCTAACAATACTCCACCATCAGCAGTTTTCATTGTTGAGTGTTGATCTGCACTTGGTAATCCAGAATCATCAATAGGTGGAAACTGTGCTTCATCTACTTGGAAATTTCTAGCTGGGTTAATATATGTAGCAATAACTCTATTAAACTTAGAATTTTTATCTGGGCTTGATAAAACATAACCACCAATAATATTATCTTCTGTTAAAGTTATAGATGCAGAGCCTGTTGTTTCTATAATTAATTTATACTTACCTTGAGTGTATGGTAAATATCCTCTACAACCTTTTATAAGTTCTCTTAAATTATCAATTACTTTTCTACCTGTATCTAATACAAAATTAGTATCGAATATATTAATATCACTACTACCTGAATATGGAGTAACTTGTGTAACACAAACTTGAGAAGCATTATAAAAACTTTGTAAATCAATATCTGTTGTTGCTAAACCTTTTCCATATCTTGTGTTTCTTAAATAGTCTAAAATACAAAATGCTGGGTTTGTTGAAAAAGTTTCTGATGATTCGTTTAAATTAGAATCAAGTGTAACAACTTTTTTACCTTTAATTTTAACTTTAACCTGAGGAATACCACTAAATTTATTTTGATCCCACTTAAATCTAAAAGCTAAATAACAAACACCTCTTAATCTATGATTAGAGCCCCAACCAGATACAGGAGTTAAAATACTACTTGCAACTTGATCATCTTTACCCATAAAACATTGAACTAAAATATTAGTTCCATATTTTCCACCAGTTGAATTTCTTGCAGTTCCATGAGTTAAAGCACCTGACCAACCAACAAGTGTATCGTCAACATAAATTTGTTCTACAGAGTTAATTTCTCCCTCTGCTAAAGCAAGAGCCATGTATAAATAAGTATTTGCACTTCCAGAGGTTTTTAAAAAAATCCTTGTTCCCCCTACCATTCTCTCTCCATAAACAACAGGAATAGATGCGTCATTAGATTGTTTATTGATTATGATACCTTGCTCATAATTATCCATAGCTGATGAGCCAAAAGAACCTGAACTACCTGAACCACCAGCATCAAATGATGGAAAAGATGGTGTAGCCCATGACACAGCTTTTTGAACTACATTAACAGCAGTTTTAACAACTTTTTTAACAACATTAGTTACTGTTTTAACAGCTTTTTTTACAGTTCTTACTATACCACCCATAACCAAGAATCCTTTGTTGTTTGCTTCATAATTTTTCTAACTTTATTATTATGATTTAATCTTGCCCAGTGTATCACTTTATTTAAACCTAATGTGTTTGCTGAATTATTTTTTAACCAACTCATTATTTTTCTTACATTTTTTGTTGCTATAAAATCTATATGCAACATAATATCTCCACAATTAAAGTTATCTATAATTCCTGTTTTTAAGAAGTTATTTTCTGTTTGTTGATCTACATAAGCCCAATTAACAAAACCATAAATATTTTCATCTTTAAAAATTTTATATTGATTTAAATTAATTGATGGCTCTATATGTTGTTTTAATTCTTCGTATGTATTATTTTTATATCTATTAAAAGATTTATAGAAATTAATTACTTCTTCCATTATTTTCTACCCCACCTAATATCTTGAACCATTTCTGATGAATGATCAAAACCTACATCTGTACTAAAGAATCTTTGCTGTGATGTATTGTTAGTTTTACGACCTGATTTTTTATCAAAGTCTGCCCAATGAGATACAACTTTTAAATTTAATAAACTTTGTGTTTTATTTTCATTAACATCAAAACCATCTATTTTACCCTCATATAATAATATAGGGTCTGCAATAAGTGTATTAGAACTATTTAATATTCCTCTAAATATTGTAACACTATCGTTTATAACATTTTCATTTAATACAACTGCAATGTAAGTTGTGTTTACACCAGATAAAGTAAGATTTAATGTACCTTTTGTAATATCAGTTTGTTCATCAAAGCTAGAAACATCTAATATAAAATCACTAGCAGAATATGTAATAGATGAGCCTGATATTGAAGAAGTTAAATCAAAAGAACAATCAGTTATATTAACAGGAGTGCTAAACCCAATACTAATAAGATGAACAGGATTAATATCATTTGTTGCTAATTGATTCTTTACTGCTGTTGTCAGGCTTCTCGTCATATTCCTCGTAATTAGTTTGGGTTACACTTTCTGTACCTTTTAACATAGTATATTCGAATTTACTATTAGGTTTCTTGTATTCTTTAAGATCGTTAATACTGCTATCTATTTGATCTTCATTAACAATAATTTCAGCAATAAAATCGGCAGTTATCTTATGGGTTATTTTATACTTTTTCATTAAAGTGCTTCTTCTACATCAATTTCAAATTGATATAAAGCATCTCCATCTTTTGTTGCACCTACTACTCCAAACTCTTGAATACTATTTGTCATATAAACTGTAAAAGGTACATTATCATAAGTTACAACTTCGTCATTTGCTAAGTTAGATACTAAAGGTGGTTCTATTGTTAAAGTTGATGCGTTACTAGATGGGTCTACATCAGCTACAATCATATAAACTTTTGTATGATTAGCAAACTTAATAAAATCTCCACTTTTAAATGCGTTAGGGTTGTTATTGTGATGACCATTAACAGTTATAGTAGTATCTCCAGCAGTGTGTGAATTATTAACTTGTATTGTTCCTGTTTCGTTACCTCTAGCATTAGAAACTTCTGGTGGAATAATAGTAAAGTTTTCTTTGCTCGATCTTTGTTTCATTATAAAAGCCATAAGTTCTCCATAAACATCATTTCTTTTTGCAGTTATAACTTGTGCTGTAAAACCAAATCTTTGACCATCAATTTGTCTTGATAATTTTTTACCACTATCAGTTATTGAAACTAAAGTGTTTTGTGTACTTTTGATTCCCATTGTAGAGAATTTTGCACTAGCTATTGGAAAAGCACCTGACATTAAATTACAGCCCCTCTACCTTGTTCATTTACAGCTTGATTTATTAATGCTGATATAGTTCCTCTTGATCTAAATAGTAAATCTTCAAACCCACTTGCATCAAGTGTATTAATATTAAAATTAACTGTTGCACCACTTCCACCACCTGTGCCTCTAGCAGATTGTGTAATTTGTCCTGTTTGGTTAGGTACAAATAATTCTGGCCCGTTTTCTCCAACAAGAATTGGATTACCTTTAGATACTGCACCACCTTTTGCAAATCCTAATAATCCACCTACAATGCTTCCAAACCCACCAAAAAAAGAGCCACCAACTGCACTTAATGTTGCTTGTTTTTGTTTTTCTCTTGTTATCATTTTTTCAATTAATAGTTCTGCACCTTTTCTAGCAACAATTTCAATAACTGCACTTAAAACATTTACTGCTAATGTTTGAGCCATATTTTGAAAAGTTTCTTTTAATGATTTTCCTAAAACTAACGCCTCAGCTAATCCTCTTGATATATTCGTTATGCCTTTGTTAGCAACATCAACTATAATATTTCTAATGTCTAATGTTTTATTTTTTAGATTTTGTAGTGCATTAGAGTTTAAATCTTGAAATTTTTTCATTGCTTTCTCTGTTGCTGATGGAATAGCAAATGACATTTCATGTTCAAAATCTCCCATTAAAATATTAGTAGTTTCTAGTTCTTTATTTAATTGTTTTACAGGCTCAGGTAATTTTATAGGTATTGATAACTCACTTTCAAATGGTTTAATATCAACAAGTACTAAAGGTTTATTTCCAAATTTTTCTCCAAACTCGTCAGCTTTTTCTATTATTTTAAGAACTGCACCTAAACCTATAATTCCTTTTTTACCAAGCAACAAAGCACCAATAATACCAGCTTGTTTCATAACTGCTGGTAATGTATCAAATGTTTCTTTTAATCCTATTAGCTGATCTTTGACTTTTGTAAGAAATGGAATTAAATCTTTTCCTATATTAACAGCACCAATTATTGCGTTTGCTAAATTTTTTCCTATTGTTGTTGCTATTTGATCTAATTGTTTTGCATTTTTTTCTAAAAATTTATCTAAGTCGCCAAATTGATTTTTAAGTTCTTCGAAGAATCCAGCTTCTAATAATACCTTTTTAAAATTAAATACTTTATCTCCTATCATTGATAAAGTTCCCTCAAATGTTTTTGCTAATTCATCTGTTGCACTTCCAAATCTTCCACCTTTTCCAAATACTCTTTCAAAAGCCTGTACTGTTTCTTCAATAGATACTGTTGCACCAGCTTTAAAGCCAAGCATATTTCTAACACCTTTTTCTCTAAATATATCTGCACTACCTATACCAGCACTAAATGATCTTTGTATTTGTTCACCAGCAGTTCTAAAATCTAATCCTGTAACAGATGCAACATTACCTGTTATCTCTAACATTTTTTGTAAGTCATCAGCATTGTCTGTTACTGTTGCAAGAATACCAGCCCCAGCTTGTATTTCCTCTAGTGAAAAAGGAACTTTAGATGCAAACTTAGTCATGTTCTCAAATGCTTTTGCACCCTCGTTTGTATCTTTAAGTAAGAACTTTAATCTTGTTCTAAGGTTTTCTAAACTTTTTCCTGTATTAACTAAATTTTTAATAACTAATCCAGCACCTAAACCTAAAAAAGCATTTCTAAGGTTAAAAACAGAATCTTTTAATCTGCCTAAAGATTTTTGAACACCATTTAAAGCCTGTTTGGATTTATCTCGTGCTACTATGTCTATATTAAGTTTTTGTGTCATTATTTAAAATTCTTTGCTTCTGCTAGTGATTGACTTGTTTTATACTGTTCTTGTTCTTTTTTCAAGTAAGCTAACCAAAGATTATAATGGCTAACAGGCATATCAAGAACTTGTTGGATTGTGATGTGTAATCTATCTGCTATTACTAAAAGCGACCTAACATCTGGGTCGCTATCTACTTTTTTTCTGCGTCCTCGTAATTAGTATCTAAAAGTATTTGATTAGCAATATTAGATATAATATTTGAGTCTGCTTTTTTTCTTAAAGCAAATTTATCTTCTGGGCTAAAGGCTTTTATCATTTCGCCTTTATCATTTTTGACTTGCAATTTCATTATAAGCAAATCAACAAGAATAGTTAAATCTTGAAAGTTGTTAGACTTCTTAAAGATAATGTTTTTTTCTTCAAGGGTTAATGGCTCTGAATAAAACACACTCGGATTACCATGCTCGTCTTTCCACTCCTCTACTTCAATAGTAATAGTTTTAAGAGTTTCAAAATGAGATTTAACTCGATCAATAACTGACATAAATTAGGATTATACAGTACCTATTGTAAGTGCACCAGTTCCTTGAAAAGTAACAGTTCTTGAAACGATTGCGTCCATTGAGTTATTAACTGACATTCCTGTAACAACTCCTGTACCAGCAAAACTTCTGTCTCCACTTGAATTACCCTCAGGTAATAAAATAAATGAGATTGAAGCACCAGCAACTAAAGTTGTTTGAGGTGTATCTGTTTCATCAAAGTGCATTTCTAAAGTACCAGAGAATGATGTTCTACCAGCAACAAATGATTTAGTTGCGTCTGTTAAAGCTGTATCCTCTACTACATCTCCTGTTGTTTCAAGTGTGAATGATGTTAGTTCTCCAACACCAGTTCCACCAGCTGTTACAACTCCTTCTTTTCCGTGATGTGTTGCCATTTCTTATCCTTTTTACTTTTAGATTGTTGTTGTTCTTTTTCTTGCTTATAGCCTAAACTTACAAAATGTTCAAGGTTAGTTTCATTAATAACTATCTCTGAATTACCTTTGTATAATTTAATATCTTTAGCCATAAGTCCTTTTACAGTTTATCATCTTCTTCGTCAATATCTTCTTCATCTTCTTCAAAATCGTCTTCAAAATCTTCTTCCCAATCTTGATTACTATCATCTTGGTTTTCTTTTAATTCTGCTAATAAGTCTTTTACTTCTTCACAAAGCATAGACTCTTTATCGTGTAATTTTTCTATTTGATCTATTTTTTTTTCTATTCTATTTATAATTTTTGTTGTCATATTATCTCCTATGGTGTTCCAGCTTGGTATTCGTACATACATCTGATTGTCATTCTAATTCCACCAACAGGAAATAAAGAGCCCTCGTCAGTTTCTACTTGTATAACCTCAGAATCAAGTGCGTTACCATTTCTAGTAATATCAATTTCTATCGCAGTTTCAATAGCTGTAATTAATTCATTTCTTTTAGTGTCTATATTGGCCTCTGCACCTTTAACAAATCCCAGTATTACAAAATCTATACTGCCATGCCTAGTTTTAGCACCACTACCCATCTCTGAATCATCTCTATTTTCTTCTGATGTTTGTACTATTATTGCTGGATATTGTTGCTCTGATAATTCATCTAATAAAAAAGGTTGTCTTGTAGCTTTTCTTATAGTTATTGGGCTAGATATATTAGATATAACTGTTAATAAATTAGATGCTATGTTTTCTCTTACACTCATATTCTTGCTTTCCTAAATTCTTTTGCAACAAATCTGTTAAATTGTTTTCTTATTATATTTGCAGTTCTATCATTAAATCCAAAAAATTCCCTCTTATTTTTTCCTAATACTTGATTAAATACTGCTCTTTGTCTCATCTGTGAGTTACTAAAATTAACACTAATTTTATTAGTTCCTGTTTTTCTAATAGTTCTACCAGATGGAGTTAATGCACCTAACATACGACCTGAATAAAATAAATCAACCTTTGTTGACTTACCCTCTTTGTTAAGTTTTTTTAAATAACTTGATGAATATGGAACAAAAGGTACATCTCTAAAGTCTATTCCTTTTTGTGTTTTAGTTCTAATAATATCTAGTAATTGAAAACCAGCTTGAAGTATTCCTTTTTGAATTATGCTTTTAAACTTTTTCTCTATTCTTTTAAATCTTTTTTCGACAAATTTTGCGTTAGTTTTAATCTTTAAATCTAAAGCCATTATCTAGTCAATCTTCTAAATCCATGTAAAGGTTCTCTCTCATTTGCAACAATAGTTCCTGACGAGTCAACATCATATTCAACACCATCTTCTAATATCATTCTCCATTCGATATTGTATTGGCTCATGTAATATTCTTGCATTCTTTCAAATCTATCTTTTTCTGTCTCTGGTCTAAATTTAGTTAATGCTGGTAAATAAAATCTTCCAAGAAATAAATAAACACCAGCACGTTCAAACTGATCTAAATTAACTTTTGTGTTAACCATTTCAGCAGTGTTAAGAACTGTAATATCTGTAAATATATTTGTTTTATATACAGGCCACCACTCTACTCTTAATGCTCTAAAAATATCATTTGTAGTTTGTGCTAAAAAATTAGTTGTTTCAGTAGCAGTT